TCCAAAGTAGGTTTGTAGTTGTAGTGACTCCATACTTAAATTCAGAATATTTCTCTGGTGATACCCAACCATATTTCGTCATCTCGCCATCACCGTTCTAAGCCCCTTTTCAATGAAGGGCACTAATACTCTTTCAGCTTCTGCTCTATCAGCTAAAGATACGGCGGAATTCATGTGCAGATGTACGGTAACCCCGCCAAGTTTATTATTTGGCGTTACATATCCATCGCTCCCCATAGTAAGCATTTCTGGCCCACGTTCACCAACAAGATAACTACCGCCTGCGGATACCGAGCCACCAGAGGCACGTCCGCCAGAATATAAAGTTCTATTGACATCACTCCTGCTGTGCATATATGCTTGCTGTGCCATCTTAGGCGCAAACGGTTGATATGTTCGTGCGAATGCTGCCGGAATATCTGACAATGCAAATTTAAGATTATTGACAATATCCAACACTTTTTGTACTGACTTATATGCCCCCTCCCCAAACGCGGTGTCAAAAGCTGCTTCTACATTTCCGTCAGCTAAATAATTGACAATATCTACTATTGAATCAGCTACGCCCTCAATCCATACAAATAACTTGCCTATTGCTTCTTGTACCTTCGGGTCATCCCACAGGACTATTAATTTATCTGCTAACACCTCTAATATCGGTAGAAATCTCCTGCCAATTTCTACTTTTAGGTTATCAACTTTAGCCTGTAATCTCGCCATGCTTGCTGCTGCGCCAGTTCCCTGCTCGCCAACCTTTTCCATTGTTTTGCTGCCTTCCTCCATGACAGCATTCATAAATGCCTGTTCTCTTGTCATACTCTTATCAGCTTCCATCAATTCAAGAATACGGTCTCTTACAACACCTGAAGAAATACCGAAATTATCAAGTCGTGGAATTGATTGATTGGCTAACATCAAGGCAAACGCCTCCGCCGCTTCCGTGGCATCCATGCCCATAGCAGAGCCTAACTGTGTTGACATTTCAACTAACTTAGATGACTCCTCTGAAGTTTCAGCAAGCCCCATAGCCACAAGTTTATTAGATGCTTGCATGAGGTCAGCATCATTTAACATACCTCTTGAGGCTACTCGAAGATCTTTTATCATCAAGTCGGCGTTCTCGTTTATGCTATCGGCAAGGGCGTCAAACGTGCCTTTTAATTTCTCTACTTGTGCAGCTTCTTTAGTCATCTTGATTATAGCCACACCAGCAGCAACACCCATAGCGGCAACAGCAACCCCGGTAGCCGCCGCGGCTACACCGAGTTTCTTAAAAACACCGTCCAGCCCCTTCATCTTCTTGGAGGCTTGATCAGTTGCTTTAATTACAATTTCGACTATGTTTTTACTTGCCATTTGCCTTCATCCATCCTCTTAGCCTATAAAACCATTCTTCGGTGCATTCTTTCTCAAATTGCCATGGTGACATATTACATTCATCTGCCATCATTTTTGTTATCACCCATAGAGGTACTACTGCTTTTACTCCTTTTTTGATAGCTCTGATTTCGTTGATGGTTTCCCATCCACAGTAGGGTTTTCTTTTTCGTCCTCTTCCTCTGTTCCGGTTATCATATCAATTACATAATTGTATTGTTCTTCGTTAGCATTCATCATAGCTTCACGAGCCTCGTCTCTATCTTTTGGCTCTTCTATATATTCAATTAGAAATTCAATCATGTCATCAATCGTTTCAGGACTTGGTTCTTTTCCTGCTAACTTTGCTCTATATTCCAAACCCTTCTTTAGACGCTTTAAATATCCCGGCGTTTGCGGGGTCAACTCTGTAAATACTATTTTAGCAATCATGTTACCTTTCTACTGCTCTAAGGCAGTGTTGGCAGCGAATCTGCTACCACTATAATTGTTGAGTATGCTGCTTCGGTAGTGTTATATTGTCCTCTAAAGACAACATCAACAATATCATTCCCGTTATCTTCACCAATCTTTTCAAACTTCTCATACTGACCAGCAACGTCAATAATAAGTGTCTTGTAGGTATAAGCTCCTGCAGTTGCTAATTCAGAACCTTCAACCTTTATTCTGATCAGCCGTCCTGCATGTCCGCCATCTTTCCATAGCTGTTTCTCATCGCTTGAGTTCCCATCCCATTCAAGCGTCATTCTGAGCATAATGCTAGGATTGACTAATGCAGCTCTTGGGAAATATAATTCTCCACTTGCCGCTGGTCGTGCCTGGATTCCTGTTTCTACTTCAAGGTCAAAGCCCATCAGAATACTATTAACCGCCGAATCACCAAATGAACCAGTGTCAGGATCAATGTATAATTGCGCTTTTGAAAAGACAATACATTCAACGTCTGGAAGTGCAGCACTGTCGGTAAAATCTTGCTGAATCGTTACCGCTTCTGCAGCGTGGGCCGCCAACGTTTCTGTTACAGTTAGCACGTCATCCGTGCAAGAGACTACTGTATAAGTACCATCGTTACCTGTTGATCCCTCTATTCTAATCATTGAACCGTCAGGGAAGTTGTTCACACCGGCAAATTGTCCAGCTACCGTTGGGGTAATTGTCTCTGGTCCCGTAGCAAATACCGCGTCCGCAATAGCAAGTTTCAATCGTTCTGCCTGCCTCGCCTCGAAAGCACCACTAACCATTATTGGTAATTTCTGCCTACCAGATAACTTAAGCGTTTTCAAGAAGCTATAAGGTAGTATTTCCATTTCCTCATTATCACCAGCTTCAATGGTGTATGTCTGAAAGTCATTTACTGGTTCTTTGAACGAGAATGGGTAAGTGTAAATATCCCCAGTGCCACCACCATCAGCAACAGCGGTGTTATGTAGTAAAACACCAGCAGATAGATAATACGGCAGTTGTTCAAATGTAGCCGGGTTCTCTTCAATCTCTAATACTGCTGATTTGTAAGGATTGCATACCCGTTCAACATCTACCAGATAACCAATATCTTCATCCGGAAAGTGCATTACTCTTTGATCATCAACCGTTCCGGTACATCTCAATACAGATGTGGCTATCCCGGTCGTTCCTTTTGTTGCAGTCGCTTCCTGAAATAGTTGGATGCGCCGCAGTCTTTTAATTCCGCTCATTCAGTCACCTCGCTTTTATTTTCCTTTCCGCCCACACGCATTTTATTAGCTTTGGGCTTTGGTTTTTCATATACACCATTCATAGTCAGGTACTCTTCACCGCCATACTTTTTGACTTCTTCAACCGATAAGTTCCTGGCTGGTATCCCGCGAAGAGAACCGCTCACATGCACTAATCCTATTTTCACCATTATTACCTCTTTATATTTCAATTTTGCCCTTGACATCCAGCTCCATTTGCCATCCGATTGTGCCTACTCCAGCATATTCCATATATCCGAATGTACCCCTAAAGTCTGTAAACGTATCCACAGAATCGCCTATCATCGGATCAGCTATCAGTTTCTCGTGTATCTGTATCCTGTACGGTAGGGCGGCTTTATAAGCTGTCGGTAGGTTCTGCCTTGTCAGGTGTATCTCAATCACAATAGTGTCAATACACTCGTCCCAGTGATAAGTTCCGCCTGTCGTTTCAAATTCTTTTATATAAACAAGAGAGAATGGGTACTGATTCATGGCTTCAGGCGGTCCAACTGGTGCGGCTTTTATTTCTGCCGCGATTGTCTGAACCATCGTCTGAATATTGGTCAGGGCAGTTTCGAGGTCATAACTCATATAGTTACCTTTCTGAGATAGTCCACCATAAGCTCCACATCGGGATCCATTCGTTTCACGTATTTTAGTTGTCCTAATTCCGCAACTGCTCCGGTATCCTGGAATCCTTGTTGTCCTCTTTTGAACCAACGGGCACATTGAATAATCGCTGCCTGCTTCACATCATCAGGAACAGCAGCAGCATAGCCAAACTTACCGACTATAACTATTGACTTCTGAAACGATGGCCAATGCGCCCAATCGCCATTCAACACGTCCAGCTTTATAAAGTTGTATGGCAATCCCTCAAGTAGAGCATTGTACGGCTCCATAAAGTAATCAGTTGCCACAAGGGCGGTTAAGTCTGTAATATCGCCCGCTTCTGCTATTGATACAGTTGTCGGAGCAGCAGCCATTTCACCTACTTGCAACTCAACTTCACCCTCAGATGTAAAATATCTGGTGGTGTCTGCTGCCACATAATAAGCTCCTGGCTCTCGCTTCGTGTAGCGGTCTAATGCCCTTGAAGCTCTTGTAACCAGTAAGGCAAGCAGGGCGTCATAACTCGCTCCCCAGTTACCGTCTGGCATGGCTGCTTTTACTTCGTCAGCAGTACAATAATCATTCGCCATTGTCTATGTCCTCAAGCATGTCAGATACATCACCATCCCACGCGGCAGGATTATCCATTATTTCATCGGGGGTGGAATATCTCCCACCCCTTCTGTTTTTAGACTTTTTCCCATATCTGCGGATTACCGCTTTTCTAATCTCTGGGTCAATCTCTTTGCGTGGACTGGCAGTTTTCTTAACTGCTTTCTCTGTCATTATTTCTTCAACCCATATCTACGGATTACTGCTTTTGTAATAATTGGATTAAGTTTCTTGACAGCTTTTTTACGCGGTTTAGCAGTCTTTTTAACTGCTTTCTTTTCCACTGCTTTCTTTTCCATCATTTACCTTTCTTTAGGTCACCATTTCTACTGCAACACCACTAAGATCAACGGGCGTTACAACGTCCATATTACCCATTAGGACGCCGCGATCATTCGCATCCCATTTAGTAAAGCCATAACCAATGCAGTCCTTAAGGAACATGCGCCGATGCGCTGGTGCTCCAGCAGGCATTACAAACGCTGAATCCATATCTGTTCCACTGGTATTTATGAATTTGCAATTATCGAAAAGCATATAACGATCAACTGCGCTCAGTGCTTCCCATTCAACAAACATTGCGCCGCCTGCGCCTGCGTATGAGATGAAATTGCAATCCTTAAAAACATTTCGCGGGGTTCCGCCGATTATTGCAAGGCATCTCATTCCAGCCGCCTGAGCAATCGTGTCAACACCAATGGTACAGTTTACAAACTTATGCTCGCCCTCAGAACCAACTAAGCGAAGGCTTGCACCACCGTCTATTGCCTGGCTCGCATGTCCGCCGCCAGCAAAGTGAACATTCTCAAAATAGTTACGTCCACCAGAAACTTGAGCATTGACATTTGCAACCGCTTCATCTACACCCTGGAAGATATAGAAGTTCTTGAAAACACACCCGCTCCCAGTTATATTGAGTAGCGGCGTTACGCCGGTTGTAGTCTCATTGTGAATCCTTGCTCGCTGTGCTGCCATTACTGGTGCACATGCGCCAATTAAGTGTGTGTAGCTTTTTGCCCATGTTAGCGTAGCAGCTAAAGTTGCTCCTGTTGCTCCGCCCAAATAAATTACTTTGTCATTTGCCCCATCGGTGCAGGCGGCGTAAGCTATCGGAATAGTTGCCATTGCCTTATCCCATGACATTCCATCATTATTGTCATCGCCATTTGCCGGGTCAACAAAATACTCTGTGCCTTTCCCGCTTAACATCCCATCTCCACCATAGATGACCAGATTTCCAGCCATCCATTTGGAGTATAGTCTCATATCAGTCATAATAAACTCCTTTATATACAAGGGGGATTTCTCCCCCCATTTTGTTAATCACTAATCATCGAGGGTAACCCATCGCCTGCATAACGTGGCAGGACTTGATAAGTTACGGCTACAATGTTTGAAGCGTTTGATGCGCCTACGGCTGCGGCTAAGCAGTCATAAGCCCCAAGGATTGAAGGATCAATCACAAAGACAACCAGCTTGTTGGCTAATCCTACGTCAAGCGTGTAGTTTGCTGCGTCTGTTGCTCTTGTGAATATGTCAGTCGTGCAATCCAGGTTATAGTAAATCGGGAAGGTTGCCGTAACAGCCGCCTCTCCAGTTGCAGCAACATCAGTTGCTTTTGTCAGACTGAGAACCGCTTGTGCAGCGTTTCCCTGCGTCATGTGAAAGATAACCAGCACCTTGTGCGCCAGTTTTAGGCTAATGTAATCACCAGCCAAAGCTCCCGCATTAGTCTGCGGTTCTAGTGCTTGAATTAATCCCACTTCTTCCGGGATCATAAAGTTTTTACTCATGTTTTATCTCCTTTAATCAATAATCACCGATGAAGGTGTCGCCTGTTTGTAGCGATTGTCTAAGACGTAGGTACAGCCAACGATATTCAAAATGTTGGAAGCTCCGGCATAACCTTTTACACAATCAAAACCAGATGAGAACTGAGAAGCGTCAAACTGAAATACTACCAGTTTTGTTTTCAATGCAACATCAAGCTCGTATGTTGCCGCGTCTGTTGCCCTCGTGAAAATATCGGTATCACAATCCAGGTTGTACCAGATTGGATGCGTTTCTGTAACTACTGCTGCATCCGTTCCGGCTACATCCGTTGCTTCATACAGGCTTAATGTGGATTGTGCGGCGTGTCCTTGTGCCATGTGAAATACAACCCATATCTTATGCGCCAACTTCATACTCACCCAATCACCGGCAATGGCCGCAGTGTTTACCTGTGGCTTAAATCCGTTTATTAATAGTCCGCCTTGCGGTAATTGTAGGTTACTCATTATCGTGTCTCGATCCCAATGAACGGGCTGAGTGTTACTGCACTATTCGCTGGGGTTAATGTTCCTGGCCATGAAGGCTGTCCGTCCACTCGATATACGAACCGGAAGCAAGTTTCATCAGTCACAAACTGAACGTGAATCGATGTTGCTTTCTGCATGGTGCCTTTGTCAATCAGCCAATACTGTGAGAGGTCGGCAAAAATAATATCGCCTACCGTTCCGACAGTCTGGCAATGCTCAACAGGAATCACCGGGCGGCCATATAGTGTCGCATACGGTGAAGCGGATAATCCGCCTGCAGGCAAGTAAACTGGTACACCAGTCGCGCCCACTGCCACATACATACTGTGAAGCTGTGGCTCACAATCCTGATTGATCAGCCATACGCCATTCTTGCGAAGTGGCGCAAACATTCTTGACCACATATTTACGATATTCTCGCTAACAATAGTGTCAGCAGGCTGTCCTGCTTCTTCTGCGATTGCGATAAACGATGGGGAATTGACAATACCTAAAGGCTGTCCTGCACCCGTTCCGTTGATAATCGCTGCTTCCACCTGGTACGTAAATTCCATTTGGAACGCCCAAGAGATGATTGATTCTAATGCAACCGCGTCTTGAAGTAACTCGTCAGTAGCGTAGCAAAGACCAATCAGCTTGTTTAGTTCAAGTAAGATCTGGCCGAATGTTGGATTGCTTGCGACTTTCGTTGCACCTTCTGCTTTCCAATAAGCCAATACTCCACCCCAACGAGAGCCGTCTGCTCGACTGCCTTCGTCAAGATAGTTTGCCCGTAGGCTGTTTGAGTTTGCTGAAATAGGCATCCTCTTAACCCGGCTCATAATTTCGCCTTCAGCGAACACAAGTTTAAGCATTTCTGATGCAAAATCTTCCTGCACCAAGAACCCACCATCGGCGGGTACGCCTTCGCTCATTCCGGTCTGCTTCATTTCTACCAAGCGGGGGTCCATATAACCACGCCCGGATGATTTGGCAATACTTTGCAGTTGCTCGCCTAAGCTCTTGAAGCCCATAGACCCTTGAGAAGGAGGAGCGTCTGCTGCCATACCTTGTATAGCGGCTTTTGTTCCTAATCCTTCAGTTAAGAAAGCTGCCTGCTCTTCTAGTTGCATAGCGACTTTCAGCTTTCCTGTTAAGTCAGTAGCTTCTGCTACCAGATTACTAATTTCGTCTGCAACCTCGGACGGCATTTCATCTTCCTTGCCCTCCCATTCATCAGAAATTAGGCTGGCTTTGCCAACCACTGCTTGTAGTTTTTCTCTAATACTTTCAATGTTCATTTCAATATCCTTTTATAATGCTTCAATTTGTTTTTTAATAAGCTCTAATTTACTCAATGCAAGAAAAGTGAGTGCGGGGTTAGCTTTATCGGCTTCCCACGGCTCGGCTGTTTCCATCGCCTCTTTCAAATTAAAGAATAGCGATCCGATATTATCCACCCGACTGCTGAAGTATCCAGCTAACCCGCGCTCAATCTCTTCTGCTGATAGAGATGTGGTTTTACTGATGGCTTCAATAAACTTAAAATCAGGTGGTATCTTATCGAATTGTTTATAATGTTCTGCCAGATGGTCATATACTTCCTTTCTATCTAACTCAGGAATATCACAACCCGGCTTCATTAGTTCGGTCATGGCAAGTGCCACGCCCATCCATACTGCCGGCCCAACTCTGTCCATAACTATTCTGTGATGTCCTAACTTCACTTCACTACCGGCGTAAGCGAAATGACTTTTTATTATGGTTTGTTCTGTTTCTGATAATACTTCCCAGCTTTCTTTAGTAAAATCATCAAGCTCAATCGGGACCCACTCGCCATCATCTGTACCAGTGTCCTTGTATTGGACGGCTGATTTAGATGCAACTGTGGCAGGGTTCATTCCCCAATTCACGTCTGAGGTATCCCATAACCTCAGTTCACGCAAATTTCTAACTAACTGGCCTTTCCCCTTGACTTCCTCATAGTCAAATTTTATGGGGTCAAAACCAAATGACATTTCCTTGATAGCACCTGTGAGGATACCTTGCAGTATTTCTTCTCCTCTTGGGGTATCCAGGTATTCCCGTTCTACAAGCAGTCCGCCCGTAGCTTCCGGGAACTTCTCTTTGATAGTATCCGGTAATTTACTCGCGGTTACTTCCTGTAAACTATTGATAACCGCAACCGGAGGATCACTGAAATTATGCTGCCATAAGTGGCGGATGTGATCCATGCCTTCCTTGATGGTCTTTTTAAACGCACCTTTATGGATCCGATCTGCGCCCAGATCAATGTTGCCGAAGATGGCAGCAAAACCAGTGACCCTTCTCCCGTCTACTTCTTTTGTTTGGCTTATGTGTGATTTATATTCCATAGTTCTCCTAATCCTTATAACAAACTGTCATATCAAATCCAGCACCATTTGTGCCGTCTGTGCTGTTCTGTATTCTTACAATCAAGCCATCGTTAGCGTTCATCCCTCTTGCCTTCGGGAAATTGAATGCACTAAAGTCTTTCGCGCTTCCAGCAGAAAAATCAAACTCAGAGGTATGATATTGTGGTTCATCTCTCCAGCATAAATAAGCATATAAAGTACCTGCGCCTATGTTCGCAGTATGATCCCATCTCAGACCGGTCTCAGCTGCGCCAAATTGTGAATCTTCTCTTTCAATCGTAACTACCGCTCCGGTAACATCAGTTATTCGTACTATCTCACCGTTGGGTTTATGCGCTGAAGAAGTTACCCATATTAGATCACCCGCTACAAAACCAGAAGCATCATCAAAAGTTAATACTGTTGCTCCCTCGTCCCATGCATTACCAGCGTTCCTTGCTGCCCGAATAGCATTTACAACCCTAAAACCACCGCCCCTAAAAGCCTTATTGGTAGTTGTTGCATAAATGTTATTACAGATATAATCCCATCTTGCGGTTACAACTGCTGGAGCAATCATTACCATTGGCTCGCCCCAGTAATTCGCTGTTGAAGCCGCACCATTTGTCTTATCTTCTGCGTCAGTTACTAATACAATAGGATCGCCTGCCACTCCCTCGCCATCAGGGAATGGGTAGATATGTACGTGATTATCTCTGCGTAGCGTGTCGTTAAAGTTTGCCCAGAAGTTAGCAGAACCGGCGTCCGTTCTCGCTCCATCCCCACCACCACTGGAGCAGTCTTTTATTGTCCACTCGGTGCAACCAGCGTCAATATTGAATCCTGCCGTTTCATGTCCAACTGAAGTACAGTTATATAAAACGCCAATGTCCGCACCGTTTGAGATGTTATATCCTGTGGTTGTGGTATTCCCAACCGTGTTGCAGTCGAATAATCTAGTTTGATCACCATCTAAATCCCAACCAACGGTAGTCTGAAGTCCTGCTGCGCATCTCCTGAAAAGATTGGCCGCTCCGGTTATAAGGAAACCAGTAGCACCCAATTTAACTTTAGTATCAACGATATAGTTCTCAATACCTGATACAAGTATGCCAATCTGACCACCTGTTGGCGTTACTGTTAATTTACCCGATACACTGCAATAATTACCAGAAATAGTCAATGGTGTCCCACCGTCACCAGCGAATATTGTCCCTATCTCGCACCATAACTCAACCGAATTTTTATTTAATACTATATCTTCCGCATATACTCCGGCTTTTATAGTAATAGCATCTCCGGCAGAAGCCGCCCCGATTGCAGCCGTAACTGTTTTCTTTGCTGCCTCTGGGGATAAGCCACTTCCAGTATTGTCTGCTTGTGCTGCGTCTACATAATAGACATCACCAGTAAATAGCTTATCGTGGTGATTAAGGCGTGTTCCTGGACTATGAACGCTCATGCTACTCCCACTATGCCATATTCTCTAATCAATGGACGCCATACTGCTTCAAATATCATAATGAATTCCGCTCCACCACCGTCTGATGTGTAATTGAATCTAAGATAAGTCGTCCCGCCATATTTTGCATTTACTACAAATGGAGCATGTAGGTCCAACCCCACTGCGCC